TATACATATTATAAATAAACATATAAAAAAGTGTTGACAAACTACAAAATACGTGCTATAATATAGATATAGTAAAGAGAGGTTGACACACAATAAATAAAATAATAAAAAAGTGTTGACAAACTAATTAAAAGATGATATAATATAGTTACAGTAAAAGAAAAGAGGTTTTAAAAAATGACAGTATTAGAATTTATTAAAAAGGTAGAAAACGCAGACAATTGGAACGATATAGAAGTTGATGAATATAAAGAATATTTATCTATATATGGTATTGATTATGATAAATATGATTGTCCAGAATTTATGTGGGAGGATTTCTTAGCAGTTGTTAAAGTTGAATTAATTAAATATATAGAACGTAATTCTGATTATATCTATATTTACATTGATACAACAGGTGATATTGCTTTTGATAACGGTAATGAAATTGTTAGTATTTACGATAATAATGAAAATATAGTAAATGTAATTGAAAAGTTGGAAGAATTCAAAAACATAGTATGTGATTAAAATAAAAGAAAAGAGGTACAAGGAATGATTAATAATTTAAATCATAGAATGGTAACAATAGTTAAAAATAAGATAGCAGAATGTTATAGAGTAATGGATATAAAATCATTACAAATGGCAGAAGATAAGGAAGAAATTAGCAAAATAAGTCACGATTTAAGCAGAAAATTTTTTACTGATGTAATACTAAAATTTGAAAATGAAATGTTTGATTATTTTAATACAAATTATCAAACAAATGTTAGGTTTGGCTATGAAATTATTAGAAAACATCATTTATTTAATGAAGTAGGTGATGATGCTATTGAATTAGATGATATTAAAGATAAGGGTTACAGATATTTTTTAGAATTTTGTCCAACTATAAAATTATTTGAATTTTATGATATGATTGATGATTTTATACAAAAATTATAAAAATTTGGTGGTAAAATTGAGAAAAAATTATTATATTTTTAGTTTTCATAGCTTTTTACAAATTAGAAGATATTACAAAGTAAAAATTATAGAAATTGTAGATAGTGATTTTATGTTGTTTAAAACTGATAAAAATATAAATAAAGATGATTTGTTAAGATTTAAAGTCAGAATATTCGATATTGATAGATTATTAAAAGAGGTATTAAAAGATGAATAATAAAAATGATTTTAAAGATGATGTTTGGTGTGGTATTCAAAAACCACGCCAAGAAAAAATAAAAAAGGTAAAAATAAAAAGAGATAATTATAATACTATAAATAGATTGTTGATAATTATAAACAATTTTATTAAGTTATTATTGTTAATAAATTTACTTGTTATTTCATCAAAATTTTTATAAAAAAGACTTGACAATGTAAAAACTTTGATGTATAATATAAGTATAAAAGATGAGGGGAGGTAAAGAGGTGTCAAAGGAATATAAAATAATTACTAAACAAGAAATAAAAGAACTTGACTTAGACGATATCAAAAATGAAAATTCTGATAATTTAGTATCTTATGTATTTGATGATAATAAACTAGTTTATGGTCTTGATAAGTTTGGTAACATTTATTATCCATTTTCAAGTTGTTCAGGAATTTCAACAAGACAATATATTAATAAGCTTGGACAACAAGGTAGATTATTATGGATAAAAAGGACTACACACGATGTATAGAGTTAATTTTAGAATATGTTGATAAATATTGTAATGAAAAGATAAAATTTTATAGTGTTAAAGTTAGAGCAATGGTAAACAATAATAATTTACAACATTTTGAAGAACAATTTATAGTATATTTCCTAAAAAAATTCAATGGTGTATTATCTTTTAAAGTTAAATTATTTTTAAAAAATTGTAACTTTAACGACTATGAAGAATATTACAAATTATGGGATAGTATCAAATATTTGAGAACGGAAGAAAAGATAATAAAAAAAATAGCTAATTATAAAAAATAATTAGCTATATGATGAACAAAAAGCTTTTTAAAATGCGATAGATTAAGTCGCAATATAAACTATACTACAAGTTAATGTATAATCTTGTACAGTTTATAGATTAAAAACGTCAATTTGTTCTATAACTATTATAACATATTTAATTTTAAAAAACAATGGAGGATAAATAATGAATAACGTACAATTAATAGGTAGATTTGTAAAGGATATTGATATCAGAACAGCAAACGAAAAAACAGTAGTTGCTAATTTTACATTAGCAGTAAACGGTTATGGAGATAAAACTGACTTCATAAATTGTGTTGCTTTTAACAAAACGGCTGAAAACTTAGCAAAATGGACTAAAAAAGGGGATATAATCGGAATTACTGGAAGTATTAATACTGGAAGTTATGAAAATAAAAAGGGAGATAAAATTTTCACTACTGATGTTTTAGTAAATAACTTCACTTTTTTACCAAATCCTAAAAAAGAAGAAAAACAACAAGAGCAAGACAAACCATTTGGTAGATATTAATGAAGAATAAAAAGAAAAGCAGAGGGGCAATGATTGCCTCTCTAACTACTCAAAGACGTAATCTTTTAAGAGGTGGAGCAAATAAACACGAAGTTAACAAACTTTATAGATTGTCTAATGGGTCAAGTTTTTCAAATCTTAACGATAAAGAGTTAACAAGTTTATATAATGAGATAAAAAGCTATGGTAAATTGTCAGTTATGCACGAGAGTCCATATTCAACGGAGAGTAAAGACGGATTGATACGTTCTTCTACTTATGAAGAAAACGCACAACGTTATAGAGATTATAAAAAGAATGTTCGTGGTATAACATCAACTGTTGAAGAAAATGTATCTATAAATAAAGCTAAAAATTATGTTATGATGAAATATAATTCAAATCGTGACATACACTTAGAAGAATTAGAAACAGCGAAAAGATTTCAAGCTAAAATATTTGAGAATTTAACATATGTTATCAAACACAATAAGCACACAAGTGCTGAAGAGAAAAAAGAGTATAACAAACTAGTTAAAAAACTTAATTCTTTAAGTCCTGAGCAGTTTTTGAAGTTTTATTACTCTACTAAAGAGGATAAGATTAACTATGATGAACTTGTCAAAGACTCACCAAAAACATTAAATACATTAACAAAAGTAACACATGATAATGAACAATCAGATTTATTAACAGTTGCTAATAATAGATTAGTAGATATTGATAAAGAGTTATCAGATTTTACTAAAACTGACAGAATATTTGGAGATAGAAAATAATGAGCAAATTTTCAACAGTAAATTCAAGAAAAAATAAAAAGCGAAATAATTCAGAATTTTATTTGTTAGCAGCAGATTTTGAAACAACTACAATTTTTGAAAAAAATCTTGATAGAGATATTAATAATAAAAAACTTGTTACTTGGTTAAATTGTTTTGTGGATATAAGAAAATGTTACGATATGGAAGAATACAGAATTTCAACAAGTACGGAGGAATTTTTTAATCAAGTACATAATCAAATAGAACAACAAGATAACAATGATGTTATTATATATTTTCATAATTTAAAGTTTGACGGAAGTTATATTTTAAATTACTTTAATTCAATCGGGCAAGAATTTTCAACATTTATTAATGATATGGGACAATGGTATTCAATAGAATATAATTATAAAGATTATAAAATAGTAATAAGAGATAGTTTGAAAATATTAAATTTTTCTATAAAACAAATCGGTAAAGATATGTTAAAAACAGTTGAAAAGGGTGTTACACCTTTAACGGAAGAAAAAATACCTTTAGATATTTGTTATCAAAAAGGTTATGTTGATTATGTAATACGTGACGTTGAAATTTTAGCAAAAGCTTTGAATAAAATGATTTTTGAACAACATTTTGAGAAATTTACAGCAAGTAGTCAAGCACTTGCAACATATAAAGAGATAATCGGATTTGACACTTTTAGGTGGTTATTTCCAGTTTTAAAAAATGATGAAATAATGAGAATGGGATATCGTGGAGGGTGGACTTATGCAAATCCAGTTTTCCAAAATAAAGAAATCAAGGGTAATATAAAGGTTTTTGATAAAAACTCTATGTATCCAGCTATTATGCTAAATTATCCTTTACCTTGTGGATATCCTAGGAAGTTAGAATATGATTATACAAAAGATAAAGAGGATATAATATTCAAAGAATTTGGAGGGTGTTGTTATATTTATAATTTAAATATAGCTTTTGATATAAAAGATAATCACCTACCCTCTATACAAATTAAAGTTGCAAATAAAGAATATTTTAAAGATAATCAATATTTTAAAGATATGATTTTAGCAAATAAAGATAATTTATTTATGCTAAGTAAAACTCAAAGAGATTATCTCACTACAAGTGGTGGTTTTTATTTTAACATATCACTAACAAATTATGATTTGGATTTGATAAAAAGACAATATGATTTCAGAATTATGCCAAATTCAAAAGTTATAAAATATGAATTTACAGCTAAAAAAGGTATGTTTGACACTTATATTAATCATTATAAAGAAAAAAAGATTGAGGGTAAAAAAATAGGTAACGCAGTAATGACACAAGACGCCAAGTTAAAACTTAATTCTTTATATGGTAAATTTGGTACTAAAAAGTTAATACAAGAAAAGGAAGTATTTTTTGATGATGATGTACTAAAATTTAAAACTGACTTAGAATTATCAGAAACAAACGGAGTATACGTTCCACTTGCTATGTTTGTAACAAGCATTGGTCGTTGGGAGATTATAAACAACGCACAAGATAATTATAACCATTTTTTATATAGTGATACTGATAGTCTACATTTATTAGATGAGGGACAACAAATAAAATTAAATATTGATGAATATAGATTTGGTGATTGGAAGATTGAAGAACAAGCAACAAGGGGTAAATATTTAAGAGCAAAACTCTACATTGAAGAATTAATTGACGGAACATTATCTGTTCGTGGAGCAGGAATGACGGAAGAAATAAAAAAACAAGTAACTTTTGATAATTTCAAACTTGGTGCAAGTTTTGACGGTAAAAAAGCAAGTAAACAAATAAAAGGTGGAGTATTAATTTATAATACAACATTTTCAATAAAAGAATGAGGGAACAAATATTCCCTCATATTTTTATTTCTTTACTAAAAATTTATATCTATCTTTAATAAAATCATCTATATTGTCTCTATCTTTAATATGATATGTTGAATAGTTTGTCAAACCATAATTTTTGCCTTGAATTTTACCTAATTTTTCCTCACCTATAGCTATTATAGTATCTCCAGATTTTACCATTCTTCCAAAATCAAGATTAAATTTACAAGGTACTAAAAGTGCTTTGTGAATTTCTGCTATTTTTAACGCTTTGTCTAAATTTTTGTCTGTAAAAGTAACAACAGTATTTTTTAATTGGTCTTTAATTTCTTTTGTAATTTCCATTTTTTTAACCTCTTTTTTTATATCTTTTTTATATCCATTTAATCCATTAACTTTTATTATTGTTGGATAATCAATATAACAATAACTTGTATCTACACCACCTTCACTAGTTGACGGAATACCGTACCACTTCATAGCATTTGTAAATTGGTGCATAGGATAAACTCCTTTATAATTTACATATCTTGACCAATGTGCTATCCAAATATCGTAATTTTTAATATCTTTATAATTAAAATTTCTATTAAGAAAAGCTCTATTTGTATATATTCCTACATAACAACCTAATTTTTCAATTTCTTTTAAATATTTTGTAGTATAAAATGTAATTTGTGATTTTGTTAGATTTTTACCTTTAATACTAAAATCTTCAATATCAAAATATATAGGATATTCAAATTGTTTATTTCTTATAGCTTGTTTTGTTAACTCTATTTCAGAATCAATATTTAAATAGCTTGCAATATAGCAACCAACAGGAATTCCTACTCTCTTACATTCTCTATAATTATAATCAAATGTTTTATCAATATATCCTCCGTTGTATCCACTTCCAAGTCTTAATATTGCAAATTGAACTCCAGATTTTTTGGCTTGTTCCCAATTGATTTTTCCGTTATATTTTGATACGTCTACACCTACTTTTGTCATTATTTTACCTCCAATAATATATATTTTTCATAAATTTGTTGAACGTGACCATTACCATTTAAATCTTTATAACAAGTATATAATACATTTATAGCTTTTAATTCATCATTATATGTGTATCCACGCTCTAGTGCTTTGTCAATTCTTGTATCGACTAATTCGCCAATTATGATTTTGTTACATTGTTCTTGTAATTCTTGATTATGAATTACTTTTTTAATTTTATCTATTAAATATTTAATAGCTTTTAATAAACTGACACCAAATATAGCGTAAACTATATTATTTATATTTATAATTTTATCTATCATACATTTTTACTTCCTCAAATAATATTGTTTAGTTGTTCCATTACATTATATTTTACCTCAAATGATGAATAAATGATATCATTTAAATAAAATTTATCTCTTAACATTTTAGATATAAAGTGACTACGTGATAAATATGTTGATTTATCACTAATCAAATTCTTATCAAATGTAATATTATTCAAATTCTTTTCATATCCATTATCAAAATAAATCATATCTCCAGTTTGGAATATACTGTAAATGTTGTTATTTCCGCAATCTATTTGATATAATTTTAATTTACCATTTTTTATCTTTTTAACATTTGAATAATTATTCACTGTGAATTCATTTTCAACGTTACTTTTAAAAATTTGGCTATCTTGCATAATCTTTAAAAGTGGATTATCATCTAAACTTTCTTTTGATAAGTCTATAGGTTTATTGGGTGCTATATGAATTACAACACCATATTTTTTTAAATAATTATATTCTTTTGTATTCTTGTCGTTGTAGTCAAATCGAAAATACGCAAAATATGGATTGTTGGTATTTGTAGCATTTGCAAGCATAAAAACTTTTACTTTATCTCTTTTTCTAAAAACTGAACTCATAAATTGAAATAATAAATCAACTTCGTTAGGTAAATAACGTAAATTTCTATCCATTTCATCAATCAGAAATTCATCAAATAAAACTGTATCAACTTCATCATATTCACTACCTTTTAGTTTAATACTTGTTGATAAAGATTTCAAGTAAATTATAACTTTATCATTTAATATAATTCTTTTTGAGTTTATTTTTAATTCATTTTCAATATTATTACCCATAAATCGTATTGAGGTTTCAGCCCTACTGTTTTTTGTTTCTATTTCTTCAAAGTTTTTAAATACTTGACGTAAAATTTCAGTAGGGAAGAATTTTTCCTTATCAATTCCTAACAACTCACTATCTCTACGTCTTAAATATATACTTTTACTGCCTTTATAAATAGCTTGTTCAAGCATATATTTTTTAACTGCAAAAGTTTTACCCACACCTCTTGCTCCAATAACCATATTTAACATAGAATTATACGATAATAATTTGTCTAGTTTATAATAATTAGTTATCATAGTTTTTCACCGTAAAGTCTTTGAATTTCATATCTTGTTTATAATTCCATATTCTGACACCACTTTTGAATAAATCTTCTATAACTGATAGACTTTGTTGTGGTATTTTGTTATTGTTTATAACTACTTTGTTCATCTTAATAAAATTGTATTCACTTCTGCCATTTTGTAAAAATCTCCACAAATTTGATACTTGTTTATTAAGTCGAACACCAAAAAGTCTGAAATAATTATATGCATTATTAAGTGCTATTTTATTAGATATCTTTATATCAAAATATATTCCGTCTAATTTATAACCACCTTGAAAAGCGATATCATTTCCTAACTGTTGAATAGTATTCGGTCTGTTATACATATCTCCCAAACTTGCATTATATCCTCTCAAACCTTGTAGGTAATTTAACTTTGATTTGTAATTTGATAAAGTTACACTTGCTAAATTCATATCGTTAACTTGTGATTGTTGCTCTTTTAACATTTGTCCTTTTTCATAACCAAAAATTCCACTCATAATGTTAGCACCAAGTCCAAGCGTTCCACCAAGTATATTTCCCATACCAATTCCCAATAAACTATTTGCAACTCCAAAACCTGTGTTTACCAAATTTTGTGTATTTTGAAAATCAATATTTGCTAATGAAAATTGATTATTCATTAACGTTCTTTGTGTATTCAAGTTATTTTGTTTGTTAATCATATCAGCATTTTCATTAAAAGTTTGTTTTTGTGCCTCAATCTGATTTTTGTTAGCTTGCATAAAACTTGCAACACTATCTGTTATAATCGGCATACTTCGTGGAGTTTTATCTATAAATCCAGTCTTTATTTCGTTATGTTCTCTTAAATATTTATTATATCTTTTATAATGTTTTCTTTTATCTTGTTCTGGTTCTATAGTATTTTCTGATTGCTCAATAAAATAGTTTTTTAATGTATAATGAACTTGATTATTATCGGATATACTTCCTCTAACAACAAGGTAATTATCTTCATTTTTTAAAAATTTAATATCATAATTATAACTATTTCCATAGTTATCCCTCATCAGTAAGTCCACAAATTCTGTGGACATTAACTGAGGTTCAAAATTTTTATCATCTATTAAATAATCTAAGTCTTTTATAACTTCTTTTTTTGCAATTTCTATTAAATTGCCAATGTGGAACTCTTGTTCTCTGAACTGGTAACTTCCTTTATAGTGTATAATCTTCATCTTTATAACCTCTTTAAATATAAATATTATGCTTTGTCTATTTGGTCTGGGAATTGTGGATTTCTTTTTGCTATTGCTTTATATACTGCGTTGATATTATCATAGTAACCTTTCCAATAGCCCTTGCCCCAAGCGTAGCCGTCTAGGGCTTGACAATATGATAACAACGTTGTTTTTCCTTGTACTTTATAAACATGAGTAATTAAATAAGTATAATCATCAAAGAATACATCAATTGTATCATATTTAACATAGTATCCTCCTTCATTTCGTGGACGTGGTGAACCTCTGTGCCTTTTGTTTGCATTTTGTGGATTTCCACCTCCGCCGGGATAGGTAATTCCTCCCCAATTATTTTCGACTTTTGAACGATTTGAGGAATTGCCCCAAAAACTTTCTTCGTAAAGTTGAGCAAGTGCAAATGATGGTTTTATATTACGTTTGTTACAATATGCAATTAATTTTTTAAGGTTTTCGACACTAATATTACCATTTGGCATAGTCAAACCACTTGATACGTTAACTTTTTGCCAATCTGTATTACCACTTGATTTTGGTACACACTTAAATAAATAAGGGTATGGGTCTGTTGTCGCATTTGTTCCACTGAACGTATGTTCATTTACTGTATTAAGTTGGAAGTGCAAATGTGGTCCAGTACTTCGTCCAGTATTTCCACTCAATCCTATTTTTTGTCCTTGTTTGACTATATCTCCAACATTAACTAACCTTTTATTCAAGTGTCCGTATACTGATAAATATTTATCACCATTTGTATGTTTGATAACTAATAGATTACCAAATCCTCCTTGGTTAAATTCTGAACGCATTACTATACCGTCACGAACTGCATAGATTGGCAAATTTTCAACACCTTTTGTGGATAAGTCAAGCCCCCAATGTTTCGTGTGACCTCCAACGGAATAATTCGGGTCAAGATAAGTCGCAGAAATTCGCCATTTTGAACTATCAGAACCTAACGGCAAACTTGGACAACTTCCATCGGGATTTGTTGGGTTAATATCATCAGCTATTTCACTATCACTATCAGAACCAATTCCTACGATTTCAAAATAGTGGTTTGATAAAGCTATAGGTTCTTTGTCTAAAGTTTCACCAAGTCCTAAAAATTTTGTAGTATAAATGTTAACACAATTATTAACTGTGTTTGTATCTTCTGTAAATGAATTTGTTAATTCGTGAATTAAGTCCTCTAAATTGGTATTTTCAATTGTTACTCCTCCAACTTGAACAGAATATCCGTATCCCTCCTCGGTAATTGGATATAAAAAGTAAGAGTATGGTTTATAAGTACCACTAAAAGTTCCGTCAAATTTTCTTGAACCTAGTTTTGTACCACTTTTCATTACAAAAACAAGCCAAGTTACATTATTATTAAAATAAGTTGTTTTTTTATTTATTTTATATCCAGTATCAAAACCTTGATTTAAAGGAACAACATTGTTATAATATTGATTATTTCTTTTAATGTGTCCTTGCTCTATGATACCACTTATATTATCAAAATCTAGTGACAAATGATATGTTTGCCAATAATCTAATTCAAATATAATCTTTGTAGTATTATAATTTATATATTCAATATCAATTACAAATGCATAATACCAAAATCCCTCTTGATTTTTAAATCTAATATAAGTAATAAATTTATTGTCTTCTTTATTACCTCTAATCAATAAATAATTAGTATTTTTTATATATGCTTGTGTTGTTTCTTTTATTTTTGGCGTTAATACGTGTGTGAAATAATATTCTTGTTCTAAGTCATTATTAAATTTAATTACGTCTAAATTATCTATAGTAAATGGAGTTTTTTCATATATTTGTAATTCTGTATCTTTAATTTTATTCTCCAATTTTTCCTTGTCCAACAAAAACACCACCTTTTCTAATTTGACAACTTCCCATATTTGCATTATTTGTATCTGTAAACTTCATTAATTCTATATCTTGATATGTTCCAGATTTTCTAATTTTCAAAAATCCACTTTCAGTATTTAAACTTTTGAAAACTTGACCTTTTCTAATTGCCATTGGTCTAAATTTTTGAGGTTTTGGAGGTGGAGGTGGTAGGATAATTTGTTCTATTTTTAAATATATAGATTTTGGATATTTTGGATTTGCTCCAGATAGGATAAATCGTACCCATTTTACGTTTTGTCCTACTGTAAATGTTTTTGAAAAACTAGAACTTTTACAACCATTTCTCCAAGTCAAGCCTCCTTGACCATCTTCTTTGTATAAAAAAGGTAAATACCAATTGTGTGTTAATACTTTTTCATTTTGTATAACTTTATATTTACTATCATCAGATTTGGCGTTTGGGTTGTCACTTGTTGCAATCTCTAAAAACCAATCGTATTTGCCCCCATAGTTGACATATGTTTTATCGTAAATCGGTTTCGCAGTTTGAAAATTCAATACAATTGGTGCTAAACTACATTCCATTGTTACAACTCTATCGTTATTTTTAAAACGGATACCTTTAGCAAAACCACTTTTGTTTGCTCTTTCAAGATTAACACCAAATGGGTAGGGTTTTGTTTCCCCTCCCACCAGTGCAACGTCTTGAGCAGTACCAGTTTTAGCAAATCCTCCGTAAAATTGATAAAATTTTGTCCAATCTCCCATTTTTAAATACCACCTATTAAGTCGTTTTCTTTGTTTGCTTTACTTGTTCTGATGAAATGTTGTTCATCTTGTCCAAATAAATTTATATTACCAACTGCAAATCCTAATCCGTCTGATAAATAATTACCACTTATTAATCCTCTATCTTTTAAATCATTATATAGATTTTTGATAAAGTTTAGTAATTCATCATCAATTTTTCCATCATTAATATTATCTTGTAGATTTTTTATTTGTTGTTCAAGATTTGTTATTTTATCTCCAAGGTTTTTTAATTCTTGTTCAATTGTGTTAAGTCTTTCAACTAAATTTCCAAGTGAATTTTTAAGTTTTTCAATTTCTTCTTTATTGTTATTAATTTCACCTTGCATTTTATCAATGATTGGCTTTAATTCTTCTTCGTACCAATCCCTAATAATTTTTAAAATGATATTTTTAAATTCATCACTTTTTACAAATTGTCTGATTAAATCTGGTATTAATTCCTCTAATAAGTTTGTTAAATTATTTTTAAATTCTTCAAATTCTAAAGATTGATTAATAAAATCATCTAATAAGTCTTTGAACGCACGTTGTAACCAAGCCAATAACTCGTATATACTTTGTGAATTATCTAAACTTGTTGGTAAATGTGGTATCATCCCCCAACGTCTTATCCAATATTGATTATATCTATCTTTATATTCTCTGAAATAATCATCAGTTATATTATCTATATATTTCATTAATTATCCTTTCTAGTTAACCTTTGTTAATTGTTCTATTTTAGATACATAAAAGCTATCTGATAATTCATCTTCAACTTTTGCCCTATAAAGTGTTTTACCCTCTACTTGTAAAATATCTTGAACTACTTTATATTCTCCTCTATTATCAACAAATAATAACAGTCTTTCACTGCTTTTGTCAAAATTACTAACTTTATTTTTATCTATAGTTATATTACTATTATAATTATTAGTAGTAAATATAGTTTCTCCATATTTTTCGTCAAGGTTAATATAACCATTATAATTAAAAGCAAATGAACCAGCGGAAAAAGTAGCTTTTGAATAATTTAAATCCCAAAACATTGTTCTTTTTAAATTATCTATTTTTATATTTAAATTATTTAATTCATCTTTACTTATAATATCACTTTTATCAGCTTTTTTATCAAGTGAATCTTTTAATTTATCAGTTTCTGTAACTAATTCATTAGATAATTTTGATATACTTTCTGTATTAGCTTTTATTGAATTAATATTACTTTGTAGATTAGTTATATCTGATATATTATGTGTATGTTCTTTATTAGCTTTGTTATTTATTAAAACTTGAACGGCTGTTTTTGTTACAACCTCTGTTTTATTAGCTTTTCCATCTAGTGTTGTTTCTAAATCTGTTATATCTGATATTTTGTGAGTATGTGATAAATTAGCTTTTTTATCTAAATCACTTGTATTAGCTTTATTTGATAAAGTTGTTTGTAGATTAGTTATATCTGATATTTTGTGAGTATG